TGCATCATGGCTTGGGCAAACTGGGTTTGCGCTTGGGTAATCAATTGCTGGCGCGTTAGGCGGTTCTCATCCGACATAAAGCCCAAAGCCAAGTCAATATTGATCATTTTGCGGTCAATAAACTCAAAGTTTTCCATAGACTTAGCATCTAGGAAAGGCTGGCCAGGCAACATAGCGTCAGCCAACTGCTGGATGTTGTAATCGTCCGAATACTGAATCATTGTTTTCCAGACGATGTAGATCATGTCACGCAGGCCAATGGCACAGTTCTTGACCATGTTGTCTTGCATCAACTGGTTTGGCCCCATAGCCAATTGCAGTTTGTAGCCAGAGTTGCCGTCCTTCATGACCTCAGGATTCATGGTATCGGCTGGGTTAGTCATCCCCAACATACGGCTTGTATCGGCTTCAAAGCGTTCCATAGCATCTTGGACGTATCCAAGGTTGCCCTGCATAGGCTGGAACTCAAATACGTGCTTGGCTGGGTCGAATTTGCGGTCTAGGATGAACAGGGCAGATACGCCACGTTGCATTTCCTCAGCATCTATGAACTCAGGGTTTACACCCATACGTGGGGTAGATGTCTGCAAGGCAAAAGAGATCTCTGCGCGGTTAATGGCGGTTTTGTACTCTTGTAGCGGAACCAAACGCTCTGCTTTAGAATAACCAAAAAAGTTGCCAACGATCGGCTCAGGACACATGCTGGCCAAAGGAATGAAATCGACTTCCTTAATATACAGGATATAGGAACCTGAGTAGCAAACTTCTAGGATCTCTTCTTCGCCATCGTTGTCGATGTCTTTGCGCAACCATGCTGTGGTGATCATGACCACACGGCTGTAGCGGTCAGCGCCAGCAGAGGCAATCACGCCTTGACCTGGTACTGGGGTGGAATCACGTGCATGTAACGCTAGATCGTTCTCCAATGCACCAGCTTGGTACGCGCCAGCAGGTCCGTAGGCAGCGTGTTCAGCAAACTTCTCTAAATCGATATATGGGAACTGTGTTTTAGCCTCATGGATGGTCATGGGGTCGTAAAAGCCACAAAAGTCTTGTTTTTGTATGCCAACAATTGTGGGGTTGCACACAAAGTAGTGTTGGGCAACGTGTTTGATCTGAATGTTGGTAGAAAAGCCAGTCAACTTGTATTTAGCACGGTAAATCGTGTTGTTGCGGATGGCTTCTTGCATTTCTTCTGCTGTCGGCTCTTGAACTTGCTCAGATTCGTCAGGCATCATGGTTTCTTGTGCCACGCCTTGTAAATCTACATCTATTCTTCGCATCTGTTGTTTTTTAGCAACAAGACCCTTCTCGGCAGCCATAATTTCAAACGATCTAAGGTTATCCCTAGTGCCTTCGACTTCCTTGTATTGAGTAATTGGTTCGCGTACAGGAGAAACCATTACTACGCCAGTTTTATGTAGTAACGAATCTTGCGCCCAATCACGGATGATCTGGAATGAGTCGTTCTTGCTGTTGATGAAGTACGACACCATGTCTTTGGCTTGCTGCGAGGCCAATACGTCGTTTTCAGAAAAACGCTCAAACTCAAAGTTAACCTTGCCTTGTGGCATCAGGCACTTGGTAATGACTGCGGTGCTGTAGTCAATGCCAGGGCTAACTACGGGGGCGATATAGTCAATACCGCGAACTGGCTCTGTGGAGTTGGATACCGCGATGTTTAAGTAGTGGTAATCACTAAGGCGGTTGAGGGTATTCTTGGCTTGGGTAAGGCGGAGATAGTCCACCATCTTTAAATATGCTTCGTGGGCGACCTGATATTCGATGCCTTTGTTGGCTGGAGGACTCTCTAAATTCTCAATAATGATATTTTGTTTATCCAGCATCTTTATATCCTTTGGACTTTGCCCTCAATCGGGGCGGGTCGTCTTAACGCAAATGTATTCGCTCTGCTAACTACTGATTCCCCGTGACCTTGAATTAACGCCAATATACCAATTCGAGCGGAGTCGATGTGGTCATCAGGGTCAGAAAAACGTCCATGTTCGTCAATAGCGTAGTTTCTTGCCTCGTCTAGGAATTCGGTACATGACTCGTTAATCATGAATGAACCTCGTTCCATGCCTATGCGCATTATATTGATTCCGTAGGCTTTATGGTTTGTGACCTTTCCCTGATCGTTTGCAGGATTAAGGATCGCACCCTGAATGCAATTAAGGCCGTATGTGTCTTCGAATACTTCACGCACCGATTGTTCCGTAAGGGTATACCTGCCTGCTGTGGCCGCATCGTGCGGGAGAGCAATCGGAACATCTCTAGATTCTCTGTCAAGCAAATAATGGACGTATTCGTCAGGCGTTTCCCCATGAGGGATTGTGACCTGACGGTGCAGGTAAATAGTCTCCTCAACAGGATCTCGAAAAAAGAACGAGATAACGGTCGGGTCATTCTTAATCCCTAAGTCAAAACTAATCAATCTTTCCAATTTCTCATTATTTCTGAGATCCACGTCAACCGATTTGTAGGTTGGCCAGTTAAGTATAGGAAATACCACGCCTTTGCCGACCAACGGAATACCCTTCATACGGCAATCACGTTCCCAAGGCATAAAGTCCCTAGATAACTGATCCCGTTCTGACTGCGAGAAGAATGCCTCACCCCATTCGTTCTCATATGGAATATCGTCCCAGGTTACGCGCACGTGCGAATAGCCTTCAACCTGATCCCAAAACTTACGCACCAATCCTGACAAACCTTTTAAAGGGGTGAACGAGCATATAACCTGTCCGTTTCTAGCTGCTGTACGGACAACAAGTTCTGAGAAAGTCTCATCTGGTGGTTGTTCGTCAAGGACGACGAGGTCAAGCTCGAAACCCTGTAAGTGTCTGACTTGTTGGGTGTAGTTGGAGAAATAAAGCTTTGACTTTCCGCCTGACTCATGCCAGATTTCAATGGATAAAACGTTTTGTCCATCGGATCGATAGGATTTGTCATCAATACACTCCCTTGGAATTGATCCTGTGCCTAGTTTGTAGGCTTGCTTAATGTCGTCACATCCAAGCAATTTAGCCTGTAGCGTCTTGGCCACCTGCTCCCATGATTCGCCAGCACACATAGCAATCACGGGTTTGTCCCAGCGCTTGCCTTTCCAGTTTGGCGGGTATCTGCCAGTCAAATGATAGGCAGTCTCGAATGTACTAGCAATGGTTTTACCCGCACGGTTTGCGGCAATCATTCCTCTACGTGCAGAAGTAGCACCAGTCTCAAAGAATTTCTTTTGGTACTCAAAAGGGCGAAACCACTTGAGTTGGTTGAACTGCATGTCGTGGGCTAACTTATCCCGCGCTACCATCATCTTCTTTTTTTGTTCTTTATCAAGCGCAGTAACCGCGCGTTTACCACCCGCCAACTTAACGAGATACTTTAATGCGCGGTCTTTGTAGATTGGCTGGATGTAATCACTGGCTTCACTTTTTGCCATAGGTATCTCGTATGTTTAACAAGATGTTGGCTGCTGATGCTAAGTAATAGACTTCGGAAGGTAGAAGCTTGAACTCGCCTTGTAAATCTTTTTGTAACCACTCAAGACTTTTACGAGCGCAAACCTCTGCCTGCCCAGCTAACCTCTGCTTAAAGATTGCAGAGAAGTCTTCCATTTAAGCCCAAGGGTTAGCAATGTTTTTCTCAGTAGCGGTAACCATGTCTCTGTCAATCAATGACCAGATACCACCACCCTTTTCACCGATACAGTAGGTGTGCAAACCACGACCCTGATTTGTGAAAGTACCGTCTGCCTTGCGCATTACCAATTCTTCTGTGCGTGGGTCAAGCCATGTGTATTTCTCAGGTACGTTTTGTCCATACTTGTTGATACGTGAACCAATGGCTTGCTGCTCCAGCGGACCCATGATCTGGTATGTAATCAATCCATTCTCATACTTGCGGAAAGTAATGTGGACTTTGCGATCAGACTGTGGATCGAGTGGGTGAGGCATGTTGGTAGCCCCGAACTGATGGATCATTGACTCAGGCTCAGGCAGATCTTTGCTGCGCTCTGGTAGTTTTCTTATTTCATCAACAGGGATTGTGTCCTTGCGATCAACATAAGGATTCTCGTCAGTCAAGAATTCAGCGGGGATTTTCTTGCCCTCTAGCGCGTTCTTTGCGACCTGGTATTGGTCTTCTTTAGTCTTGCCAACAAGGTCTAGAGCAATCTGTGTCTTGTCGTACACAAACTGCGCTAAATCTTTAGCCGTCGGTAAGTCTGCCTTTAAGGCTTCAATGTCATACGTTGCCATACTATTCCTTTACACGTTTTTGGGAGATTTTTTGCTAGTGAATTTACCGCTGTTGCGAATGTCGTTAGTCTGCATGTCAGACAATGATGCGCCTATAAATGCGCGGTTGACTGCGTCAGCCACCACTGCACGACGATCATCTTCTTTTGCGCGACCAGACAGTTTGTCGTTGATGCCTTTGGTTAAACCCTTAGACATCTTTACACCGCCATTGATTACTTTTCCGTATCCAGACATATTGATCTCACTTCAAGTAGTTGTTGCGGTCAGAGTTGCGATAAGAATCATTGCTACCATAAGTATCCTTAGGGCGGTTAACGGTAACGGCTTGCTTGCGACCAGCAGTAACGCCAGCAGTTGTTGCTCCGTGTGGTGAACACTTAGGACCGCCAACATGGCCTTTGCCATACAGAACGTCGCCCTTAGGGTTTGTTACGGCAGTAACTCCGCCTTTGCCAGTTACGGGATCTTTTGATTTGTTGCCAACACGGTTAGGCGCTTGGGCCATTTGTGTGGGTGCGTTGTTGCCAGATGTATAGCCGCTCATTTCTTGCCTTTCGGTTTGCGTTTGTCATCAGCATCCCGCTTAACAGCATACGCGATTGCGAGGGATTGCTTTTCGGATTTTCCTTCTGATCTCTCTTTGGCTACATTTTTACCAAATGCAGCTTTAGATTTAGATTTTATCAGTGGCATTTTGCGGGCCTCTTTCTTTGTAGTTTAATATAACTTCAAAATTTTTCTCAACCCAACCAAGTCTTGTATTGCATTGTTGACAAAGAACCCCGCGAAACGTACCTGGTATTTTATGGTCAATACACATTTTCTTTGCCAGAATACCACAAATTTCGCACGGCAAAGTTCTTAACTTGCTAACCTCATCTAAAGTTAACCCATACTTTTTTTTAACATCGTAACGAAGTTGGTTAAGACGCAAATTCGCTGGCAATGTGCCATTGTTACTAAATTT